GTAGACAAGGTAGAGGCATCTAAACAAGACCCAGAGAAAGATGCAGAGGAGCAATTGAATGCTATCAAAGAGATTATAACACAAGCGTTGAAAAACTAACAATAACAAACACATATAGTTAACATATTATGAAACAAGGCAAAACAGAAAAGGCGGTATTCGCAAAGCTCTCTACACAGAAGGTGGAGAAAGTAGAACTTGGAGCTATTGAAGACGCTATTAAAAAAAAGGAAAACGATGCTAAAGAACTTCAAAGAGAAGTAAATGGTTACGCAGCAACCGCACGAGATGTTGTAGCATCTGTTAATAGAGCTGAAAAAGAATACCAGTCTGCTAAAGATGCTTTCAAGAAGTTCCAAGATGCGGAACAAGCATACAACAAAGAGTTGGAGAGAACTGATGACTTGTATAGAGCGTTAGACCAAAATACTGCATTTGGCAAATGGAATGAGTTGTTTGATTTAAACAAAGAGTTACAGCGTTACAACGGTAAAACTTTCCCAGTAAATGAATCTCGCACTAAAGAGATGAGAGAGGCAGTGGATTTATGGAAAAGTATTTCATCTAAATTTCCAAAAATTAAGTAAATAGAAAGGAGGGCGATGCCCTCCTTTTTTAGTTTCTTTTTGTTCTGCAATAAGTTTTCTCTGGGTTCTCTTCCTTAAAGATTCTAATTGCATCTTTTACATCGTATGCGGCATACCATTTTGCCCAATAGCCACGATAGATAAATTCAACTTTATAGCGTTTCTGTCCTTCTTGCAGTTTAATGTCTGACTTGTAATTAATTTCGCAATGTATTACCATAATAAAGTGTTTTGGTTTGTTAATAGTTATAAAACTTTTTGAATGCTCTGGATAAATCAATACCAGCGTCAAGGTAATTGCTCAACTTCCCAATTGGGTCTTTGTAGAATGTTTCATAAGGGTATGAGATTTGTGCGCATCCTTCAGCTAAATCTTTGTACTGACTAAACCCAATCATTATCCTTCTCTTCTCCTCATCATCCCAAGCAACAAGGTAGGCACTATCTGGGTTGGAAAACATCCCTCTGGTGTCTATGTATTCAATTGTTGGTTTCATTATAAGTGTTTTGGTTTATCCAAAGAAACAAAAAAAACTAACACACACAACATTACATAGTTAACTTGATACAAGACTTGTAATCAATTGAACATTATATAATGAAGTCACAAGAAACATTAAGCAAGATTATGGAACTGCTTAACCTACAAGATGAGGTTAAGTTAGAGTCTATGAAATTAGAGAACGGCACTACTATTGAAGCCGAAGCATTTGAGCCTAACCAAGAGGTGTTCATCGTAACTGAAGAAGACGAGAAGATTGCTCTACCTATCGGTGAGTACACTTTGGAAGATGGTCGCATCCTTGTAGTTGCTGAAGAAGGTATCATTGCTGAAGTTCGTGCTGAAGAAGAAGAAGCACCAGAGGAAGCACCTGCTCAAGAAGAAGTTGAGGAAGTAGAACAAGCTGAAGAAGAGCCTAAAGAGGAGATGAGCTACGCTACTAAAGAAGAACTATCTGCTGCGGTTGAAGAGATGAAGGCTATGATTGAGGAAATCAAAGCAATGATGTCTCCTAAAGAAGAAGAAGAGATGGCTGAAGAAGTAGACTTATCTGCTGACGAACCTGCTGCAAAGCCTATTAAGCACTCTCCAGACACTAAACCAGTAGAGATGCACAAGTTTGCTAAAGGCGCACAGAAAGACACTCTATCACGAATCTTTGACAAATTAGGATAATGAAGAAAGTAGAATCTATTTGGGCAGAGTTATCTGCCAAAGCACAAGAGGTATCTCAAGAAGTTGAGTTGAGCGAAGAGCATAAGGTAGAACTTGCCTCTGGTGCTAAAATTGCTGCTGCATTAAAAAAACTAAAAGCCGCTTCGGATAGATTAGGTGCAGCCGATGGTATTTACAAGGCAGTTATTGCTTACGGAAAAGTTATTGCTGATGCAGCATCTGCTAAAAATGAAGCAATGAGTGTTCTTGAAGAGTATGTTAAAGCACTTGCGGCATTGGATATTAAACCTAATGAAGCACCTGCTTATAAATCTTCAAAAGCAATGATTGATAAGTCTGAAAAGACTATTAAAAATGCAACAAAAGCAAGAGAAAGTATTGTTTCAGCAATGAAATCAATTTAAACAATAACAACAATCAATAATTAAATAAATAGAAAAATGTCTGTATCAATTACGACCACATATGCAGGAGAGTTTGCAGGAAAATACATCTCTGCCGCATTGTTATCAGCCGACACCATTGAAGGTGGCGGTATTACTGTAAAACCAAATGTTAAGTACAAAGAGGTAATGAAAACTCTTTCTACTAACGCATTGGTAAAAGACGCTGCGTGTGACTTCGCTGACCAAAGCACAGTTACTCTTGCAGAGCGTATCCTTCAACCAGAAGAGTTCCAAGTAAACTTGGAATTATGTAAGAAAGATTTCCACAACGATTGGGAAGCAATCCAAATGGGTTACTCGGCTTTTGATAGCCTTCCTCCATCATTCGCTGATTTCTTAATCGGTCACATCGCTGCTAAAGTAGCGCAGAAGACTGAAGAGACTATTTGGACGGGTGTTACTGCAACCGCAGGTGAGTTTGACGGCTTTGCTACTTTGTTGGCTGCTGATGCAACAGTTATTGATGTAGTAGGTACTACAGTTACTGCTGCTAATGTAATTGACGAATTGGGTAAAGTAGTTGATGCTATCCCAACTGCGGTTTACGGAAAAGAAGACTTGTACATCTATGTATCTCAAAACATTGCTCGTGCTTATGTTCGTGCATTAGGTGGATTCGGTGCTAACGGTCTTGGAGCAAATGGTGTAAACAACGCTGGTACTACTTGGTTCAATGGTGGTGACCTTGCTTTTGATGGTGTTAAGTTGTTCGTATGTTCTGGTATGGCAGACAACGATATGGTAGCAGCTCAAAAATCAAACTTGTTCTTCGGTACTGGTTTGTTGGCTGACCACAACGAGGTGAAGCTAATTGATATGGCTGACCTTGATGGTTCTCAAAATGTTCGTGTTGTAATGCGCTTTACTGCTGCGGTACAATATGGTATTGGTGCTGACATCGTTTACTACACATAAGAAGTAGTTTAGTTAATAATTGAAGGGGCAGGTAGGCATATGCTTGTCTGCCCTTTTTTATAAAAAAAATAAAGAATATGGCTTGTGATTTAACAAAAGGTCGTGCTTTACCTTGCCGTGAGTCGGTAGGTGGAATCAAGGCGGTTTACTTCGTAGACTTCGGTGATTTAGGTACGATTTCTCTTACCTCTGATGAGGTAACTGATATGACGGGAACATTCTCTGCTTACAAATACGAGTTGAAGGGTGCTTCAAGCGTAGAGCAGACAATCAATGCTTCTCGTGAAAATGGAACAGTCTTCTTTGACCAAGCGGTTAGCCTTACTTTGCCACAATTAAGCAAAGAGGATAACAACGAGTTGAAGTTGATGGCATACGGCAGACCTCACATTGTTGTAGAAGACTACAACGGAAACGCTTACTTGGTAGGTCGTGAGAATGGTGCTGATGTTACTGGTGGTACTATCGTTAGTGGTGCTGCAATGGGTGACCTATCTGGATACACTCTTACATTCAACGCTATGGAGCGTACTGCTGCTAACTTCATTGATGGAGCGATTGCAGGAGACCCATTTGATGGTATGACTTCTGCAACTGCAACTATTGTGCTTTCATAATAAAGTAGTATATTTGTAGGACACTACATAGGTGTTTTGGTTTGGTTAGGGCAGCTCTTCGGGGTTGCCCTTTCTTTTTGATAACACTTTACCTCTCTTGTGGTTAACTTATTATGCATATAGTTACTACAACAAACAAAGCTATAACATTTGTCCCAAGAGCATTTGAAACAAGTGTATCGGTAGTTATTACCGATGAGGAGACTAATACCTCTGCTACAGAATCTCTAACGGCTACGATAAGCACTAATTTCTTGGTTGTAACGCCTTCTTATACTTTTGTTGAGGGTAGATACTACAACATTAAAGTAAGTGGCTCTAACGAGATATATAGAGGTAAGGTTTATTGTACGAATCAAACGAATCTTGAGAAGTTTAGTGTCAATAGTGGTGAGTTCACTTACTACGAGGATACTGATAATGATAATCAATACATATACCGATGAGCAATATACGCATCGTAAATCTTGCATCGCACACTACCCCTCAAGTTGTTGAAGACAACCGAAAGGAGTGGGTAGCTTATGGAGATGACAACAACTACTTTCAGTTCCTTATAGACAGGTACAACGGAAGTGCTACAAACAATGCCATTATCAATGGTATGACTGAACTTATCTATGGTAAGGGTCTGTATGCTACAGATGCTTCTCGTAAGCCCGATGAGTATGCTATGATGAAGAGTCTCTTCTCTCGTACTTGTATGAGAAAGGTGACCTTTGATTTAAAGGCAATGGGTCAAGCAGCATTCCAAGTTATCTATAACAAGGACAAGACGAAGATTGTACAAGTAGAGCATATGCCTATTGAGACACTCCGCTTTGAGAAGATGAATGATGACGGAGAGGTTACAGGATACTACTACTCTAAAGATTGGACAAAGATTCGTAAGAAGGGCTTTGAGCCTACACGCATTCCTGCCTTTGGATATGGAGAGAAGGGTGAAGGGTTAGAGATTTATTGTATCAAGCCTTATCGTAGTGGATTTTACTACTACTCACCAGTAGACTATCAAGGTGGTTTACCTTATGCAGAGTTGGAAGAGGAGGTAGCTAACTACCACATCAACAACATTAAGAACGGATTGAGTCCTTCTATGTTGATTAACTTCAACAACGGAGTACCTACTGAAGAGGAGCGTGAGCTTATAGAGAGACGAATCATTCAAAAGTTTAGTGGTTCAAGTAACTCTGGTAAGTTCATTCTTGCGTTTAACGACAACAAGGAGATGGCTGCCTCTATTGAGCCAGTACAATTAAGTGATGCAAGTGAGCAGTATCAGTTTTTAGCAGACGAGAGTATGCGTAAGTTGATGGTAGCCCATAGAGTTACCTCACCTATGTTGATGGGTATTAAGGACAATACGGGCTTGGGTAACAATGCTGATGAATTAAAGACTGCAAGTCTCTTATTCCACAACACAGTTGTACGCCCTATCCAAGAGTTGATATTAGATGCTATTGATGACATCCTTGCGGTGAATGGTGCTTCATTGAATGTGTTCTTCAAGACACTACAACCTTTGGAGCTTCAAGCGGATATGGCTGAAGAGGAGAAAGAAGAATTAAGCAAAGTAGAGTTGGGGGACGATAGCCGCCCTTTTCTTGATGACGAGTTAGCCCACGAGATGTTAGATGCATTGGCTGACTTGGGCGAGGAAGAGCCAACCGATGAGTGGGAACTCATAGATGCAGAAGATGTAGGAGATGACGAACCCGAAGACTTTGATGTTGAGGGCTATTTAAATGGGCTTGTAAGCCTCTCCGCTACGCAGGATAGTAACCAAGACACCAAGTTGTACAAAGTCCGTTACAAGTACTCTAAAGGCACTTCAAAGACACCTGTAGGAGATAGCAGAGATTTCTGCAAGACTATGTTGTCTAAAAAGATGTTGTACCGCAAGGAAGATATTGGGCAGATGAGTGCAAGAGGTGTGAACAAGAAGTTCGGACACAAGGGTAAGAACTACTCTCTATTTAAGTACAAGGGCGGTGTAAACTGCTACCATAGATGGGAGCGTAGAATCTACAAGAAACGATTAAAGAAAGACGGAACTGAATGGGGCGGTAATGCCCTACAGGGAACAAAGTTTGTAAATGTTAACCAAGCGGTAAGAGCAGGGTTTAAATTGCCGAAGAACCCTAAAGAGGTGGCAACTGCTCCTATTGATATGCCAAGACAAGGGCATCACCCTAATTATAAAGGATAATGGCAAAGGTATTATTCATAAAGAGAGACGATTTAGTACGCAATAGCGTAATCTCTGGAAATGTAGATAGCGACAAGTTTTTGCAGTTCATAGAGATTGCTCAAGAGATTCACATCCAAAACTATGTTGGTACGAAGTTGTACGACAAGTTGCGTAATGATATCATTGCGGATACACTTCCTGTAAACTACGCTAACCTATTGGATGAGTACATCCAGCCTATG